ATCAAATCACTCTAATTTTGCATATCGTCAAAAATCCGATTTTATCAGCTCGCTGGTTTATGCAACCCGCATCTCAAGAGGAAAAAGATAAAAAAATAGCTGAATTCATGCAGTATATTCTTTTTGAAGACATGGGAACGCATGAACATCCAAAGACCTTTACCAAGTTTCTTAGAGAAGCTCTAACTTCAATAGACTTTGGGTATTCGCTTTTTGAGCTTACAAATAAAGTTGTTTTTGACGATGAAGTTTACGGTACCTATCTAGGTATTAAGGGACTGGACTGGCGTTCGCCGAAAACTATTGAAGAGTGGTATATTGACCGAGACGGAACGCTTTTAAAGGTTCGGCAGGACGATTATTCACAGCGCGCTGACACTGTCTATATGCCCGGAAAATTTCTCCTGCATATTGCTCCGGAAATGGAGGGCGATTTGTACGAGGGGATTTCAATGCTGCGCCCGATCTACGGAAATTATATCCGAAAAGATTTCTGGGAAAAAATCGATATGATAGGCGGAGAACGGGCATCCACTGGCGTACCAATTGGCAGAATCCCGAGAGGGCAAGAAAATAGTGACGCTCAAAAAGTTTTAGAGGATTCATTATCGCGATTTGTCGCACATGAACAACAATACATTACAGTTCCGGAGGGGTTTGAAATTGATTCCCTGAAAATTGACCACGACGGCGAAGCGATAGACCGAGCTATCCGCCGACAAAATCAGGGAATGGCAAAAAGCGTTTTAGCCGGGTTCATGGAGCTTGGCCTTTCCGGTTCTTCTGGTTCCTGGGCTTTAGGCTCCGACCTATCAGACATCTTTCTTGCCGGAATTCAGGTATACGCGAAGGCTATCAGCGACAATGTCAACGCAAAAGTAATTCGCATGCTCGTTGACCAGAATTTCGGGAGACAAAGAAAATACCCTAAGCTGGCGGTTGAAGGCATCAATGACAAGGCCGGAAAAGAGTTTGCTGAAGTACTGCAAATTCTTTCAGGGAGTGATCTGATAGAAGTTACTGACGATCTGCAAAGGATTATTCATCAACGCTACAAGCTGCCTGAGATCGACATTAAAGGCACGAAGAAAACGCCGGACAAAAAGTCGGAGGCAAAGAAACTCGCTGAAATTTATTACAGCCTTGCAGAGCGCAATATATCGCAGGGCATAGAGAAGAAAGGCAAAGACCTTTCGGAAATGATGTCTAAAAATATGAAGCGGCGGGGCGGACTGCTTGTCAATGGCATGATGACTATCTATAAAAACATTTCACCGGCTAAAAGGAGAAAAGAAGTCAACAAGCTTCAAGTTCCCGGAAAAAACGAGTATAAAGAACTTATATCCGACCAACTGGCAGGTATCTACGTCAACGCTACAGCCGCAGTCAAAAGCGAGCTTTCCGGATCAGGGCTGAAGCTTGCCGAAGAGTCCGAAATTAAAGCTTTGCCGTCCGATTCAAAAGCTGCCGCGGCGTCTCAAGCTGACCTGATTGTCGAAAGCCAAGATGCTGATATCAGGAAAAATCTTTTCTTTTCTTTTACAACTAAAGTTGATATTCTGCCGACGGAAGCTCAGATGGAAGCCAACTTGCTGAAAGTCGTCAAAGATTATGTGACCGGTCCGAGTGTTCGCGTAGCCGGGCCGAATGCAGTTTCAGCCGCCGTCAACACGGCGCGAAATGCGATCTTTCAGGAGAAGAAAGTCTTTGACTCGATAGAGTCTTTCATCTTTATGAATCCAAGCCCGGAGGCCGCGATCTGCAAAGAGCTTGCCGGTAGAGTTTTTACTAAAGAAGAATATGTGACTTCAAATAAATTGCCGCCGTTGCACCACAACTGTAATAGCTGGATAAAAGCGCAGATTTCAGGAAGAAAAGGCAACAAGCCTGTTAGTCCTGCAGGTCTGAGCATACAGGGAACGCCAAGTCAAATTGAAGAAATCGAGAAAAGTATAAAGTTTTAGAAATGCCTATCAAGATAGACAAAGACAACAAATCGAAGCGCGTTGAAATTCTGAGAGTCGGCAACTTTGAGCGAAGGTTCGAGGAAGATTTAAAGATCACTCTCACCGACCTGCAAAAGCTTAAGCAGAATTTTGACGCTGATTGCAGGCGGCAAAAGCTCAACGGAAAGCCTGTAGTTCCATTCAATTTTTCTCATAACATTTGGGACGAAGCGGCGGGATGGATCACTGAGCTGAATATCGATAAGGACGAGCAGAATTATGATGCTCTTTTTGCTCAGGTAGATTGGACACCAAAGGGAGCGCAAAAAATCAAAGACAATGAGTTTAAATTTGTTTCGTCTGAATTTATCTACAACTTTAAAGACCCTGAAACGGGCAAGATTTATGATGTTCTGCTGGGGGGTGCCGCTTTGACTAACATCCCTTTTATAAGAGACATGGAGGCTGTCAATTTAAGCGAATCGACAAGCGGTCAACGGACCTGCGTGTCTCTGAAACTGTCCGGCGCATCGGACTCTAACTTACATTTAGGTGAAAATATGCCTGATTTGATCAAAAAATTTAAAGCCATGCCGCCGGAAGAGAAGGAAAAATTCCTGGCTGAATGCGGCTTGGATAAAAAAGACGTCAAGCTCTCCGAGAAGCTTGAGCAAGCCGAAAAAGACTTGCGGCTCTCCGAAACGGAAAACAAAAAGCTTAAAGAGAAGTTTGCAGGCTCTGAAGACCTGGCAGACAAGCTCAAGTTAAGCGAAAGCAGAATTGACGACTTGAAAAAAGAAGTCTTTAAACTGACTGAGGAGCGCGAGAAGGACAAAAAAGAAGGCCAGTTCAACGCCATGCTGTCGGAGGGCAAGGTCTGCCCGGCTCAAAAAGAAGCGTTCATGAAAGGAGACATGGCCGACTTTGCCGCAAAAGCTCAGCCGGTCAAGCTGAATGAAAGCGGCAAGAATTCGCAGAGCGAAGAAGAAGGAGGAGACGTGCAGAGTAAAATCGACAAGCTTGCTGAGGAAAAAATGAAGCTTGACGAGTCGCTCAGTTATGGCGACGCTGTCCGCGCTGTTTTGTCTGAAGACTCTAAACTGTCAAAAGCATACGAGGAGGCATAATGGGAAGCTACGCTAAAGAAAGATACACAAGGTCTCTGCTTGCCGCTGTCGATTTGAGCTCATCTCAATATCTGTATGTAGGCGACAACGGCTCCGGAAAAGCAAATGTTATTGGCGGCACGAACGGCGCTCATGGATTCGGATTTCTGATGAATAATCCGCAGGCGGACGAAGCTTGCGAGATCGCCGATACCGGCGGGGGCGCGCAAGGTGTCGCGGCTGAAGTCATTACGCTGACTTCCTCCGGCGTGGTGGCATTGAAGGCCGACGCGGAAGGCAAGATGAGAAACGCTATTGTCGGGGATAAGGTTTGCGCGGTTGCCCTGGAAAGCGCGGCGGTTGGTGATCAATTTGAGGTGCTGCCTGTGAAATACGTTCAAGGAGCTGCTCCGGTTGTTTTACCTGCTGGTGCGGACCTGAGTACGTCACAATATTTTTATGTCAAGGATAACGGATCAGGCGCGATTGTCGCTAGTGATACAGCTGACGAAAAAGGGAATGGGTTTTTACTGAATGCTCCTGATTCTGCTGAAGACGCTATTGTCAGTGTCCCCGGCGACTCTTTTGCTAAAGGAATATCAGCTGCGGCTTTTGCGAGCGGCGCGGAGCTGCAATCTGCGGGAAACGGCAAACTGCAAACGGCGGGGGCTGGGGTTTACGTTGTAGCAATTGCTCTAGAGGCGGCAACAGCCGCAGATGAGGTTATTAACTTAATCCCGGTATTGTACCAGAAAAATTAGGAGAAAATAAACAATGTCAAGAACAACAACCGCCGCACGTGAAGACCGGCTTTTAGCAAATGTAAGCAGGCGGCACAACGTCGAAGGGCTTGTAGCGGATCAGGTATTGACGGGAGTCACCGTAAAAAAAAGTACCGGACTAATTGGAAAATACGGAAATGAGCATCTTAGGATAGTTCATGATTTGGTTGGAGGTATGGCGACATATCCCCGAATTACAGTTGATACCAAAAGCTCGGATCGCTACATTCTTGAAAAACACGGTCTTTCAGACACGATCAGCGAAGAGGAAATCGGCAACGAAGTTGAACCTTTCCAGGCGCGTGAAGATTCCACGATGGATGTAACTGAAAGATTGAAGCTTGGTAGAGAATTCGCGCTGGCTTCAAGTATGACAAGCACTTCAGTTTTAACGAACAATGTGACTTTGTCGGGGACGGATCAATTCAACGACTACGACAACTCGAAGCCCTTAGAAGTTTTCAGGGCAGCAAGAGCCTCCATTTACGCCAAAACCGGAAAAGACACCAGGATGCCGGGCGGATTCGCTCTGATAACCTGGGACGTTGAAAACGCGTTGAGCTATCACCCTGACCTGCTGGACTTGTACAAGTATACGTCCGGTATGGGAAGCGGTTTAAGCCTTGAAGAACTCAAAAAAGCGATGAAGGTTGACCGGTTGATCATGGCCTGGTCTCAATACGCTCCCTCCAAAGGCGGACAACCGCTCGGCGATCCGCTGCCGACCTGGGGAAAAAATATCGTTTTCGGTTTTGCTCCGATGAAAGGAACAAAAAGAATAACGACTCTAGGGTTTACCCTCCGTAAATCTTCCTCAGTGCGTGTTTTTAGAAACAAGCTGGTTGAACCGCCAAACTCCGAGCTGATTCAGGTAGATCATACTTACGAGGACCTGATAACTGATGTTGGAGCGGCTTATCTGATTAAAGACGCGGTTGCTTAAATATAAAGAAGTAAGGAGACAAGGAATCAATGTCATACGCAACCGTAAACGACATAGAGAGCGAATTTAAAAATATTACCTTTGGCTCAACGCCTAACACGTTGACGAGTGACGAGGTAACTGAATTCATATCTCAAGAGGAAGCAATCATTGACGCTGCAATCTCGAATCGCTACACGGTTCCCTTGACCGGGACTGAAGCTTTGAAGATTGCAAAGAGCATAAGCATTGCTTTTGTCGCTTACCGTGTCGCTAAAGTTCTGAATCTGAAAAAAGATGTCAGGATTCCTGAAAACTTTACTCCCCAGACTTTGAACTCTGGAACTTCTTTAAAAAGAGCAAAGACTTTGCTGTCCGATATCCAGAGCGGCAAAGTCGTTTTAAACGATGCCGTGGCGAGATCAGCCGGGCAAGGCGTTCAGAGCTACAACGCGACGAACAATATTTGCCCGGTTTGGGAAAGGGATACGGCGCAATGGTAGGGGATGATTTGATGATCCGCAAACCGCTTACATTGAATGAACTGGAACAAAAATTAAGTGAACTCCGAAAATTGGGGGCAACAGGATATGAGCCAGTTTTTCTTGATGGAACAGTAGTCACAGGGGTCGAGGGGTTAAAGATATCAACCAGGACCAGGGCTTATAATGCGGTGTTATGCCAGCCGCTGAACATGGGTATAGGACAAATTGTTAATATATGGGGAGTTCCTGATTCTCAAGAGGAATCCCTTTAACTTTATGGTAATTACCAAGTACCGGGGTTTAACCGGAGATATCGTAGAAGCCTTGCAATTTCGCCGGTCAAACTGGCAAAAATTAAGGCATTTTACGAAAAACGCGGCTCATAGTCTCATGATTCCGAAATGTCACAAAGAGCAAGTCAACTGCAAAGTCCAGAGTGCTGAAATGCAAATTATAACGCTTGAGCATGACTGGATCATCAAGAAAGAAGACGGTCTATTGCTTGTGAAGTCTCCTGATGAATTTTTGAAAGAATATAAAGCTTTGTAGAGATGCCCGATAATCAAAACCCGATTTCCTACGATGTAGACGCGGATAAGGCCTTTCAAAAAGCCTTGAATAAAGCCCAAAAAACCGGGCTGAACCTGTCTTTTTCAATGGGAGAGTCCGCAAGGATCATAAAGAAGGAATCGACAAAAAATTTTATTCTCAAGGGAACCGGCAAGTACCAGCCGCTTTCACGGCCTTATGCGAAAAGAAAGCAAGTTCTTGCTCCAGGCGCGCCGATTCTCACGGGCGCGCTTCCGGGCAGCGTTCGGCTTGGCCGGAAAGTATCAGGCGGGGGAGTCTCGGGAAAGCTGAAAAAATCAATTATCGGGCAGACTAAGGACTCAATAACTCGTGTTGGTAAATTAAGTCTTGAGGTAGGAACAAGGGCGGAATCTGAAAAGGGCGCGCCATATCCGCTTTACGTGCAGGAGGGAACAAGCAAAATGCCTGCCAGAAAATTTCTCTTTTTCTCACAGCGTATGGTCCGCGAGATCATCAACACGATTGATGCGGACATAGCTAATCAACTGCCTGAATAAAAATGTCTATAAATCAAATAAATTGTTTGGTCGCCGTCTGCGCCGCGATTGTAATTGGAATCCCCGTTTTGAGATGGGTATTGTAAAATGAAGTGTGATATAGAAACGGTTGAGGCCGACTTGCTGAACTTGATAAAATCCAAGCTGCCGGCAAAACTGGCTGAAATCGATGCGGAGAAAGCGGACGGCGTTGTCCTGGATGTGCCGACTGACGAGCAATACTATAACAGCACTGATTTCGACGACAGAGTATTCAGCCAGGACTGGCTTGTCCGTTATGGCCTGGAAATGTCGGAGACGAATTCTATCACGTCGGCTACGGCTGAAGATAACACTTATATTTTTCTCGTGCAGTGGACAAACCTGAACGCACCGGAAGGTGATACAAGAAAACGGCTTTTTCGTTATTCTCGTGCATTCAAGGAAATACTTGAAGAAAATTTTGACCGTTTTCCGTACATGTCAAAATTTAAAATTGTAACAATCGCCCCGGCCCTGTGGGCTGAAAATGCTCGTTCCCCGGTCTACAAGGTCGGCGGCGTGCGTCTAAAAACCGCTATCGCTTCTTAAATTATGCCTGAAGAACAAGAAAAAACGCCGGAATTGAGCGAGAAAGAGACTTTGCCCATCTCGCCGTTTTCCGGAAAAATCGCTAAAAAAGACTTTCGCTTTCAATTTAACAACAAGATTTACGATATCAAGACAGGCGACGCGCTGGACGATATCCCGGAAATTCTTTTCCAGAACTTTAAAACCGAAAAAATAATATAGGAGTCAAAAAATGCCCTTAAGCAAGCCGAGAACATTATACGGGATTCATTCAATGACTCCCTACAATATAATTACGGGAAATCCTTACGGAACCTTCCGAGTCCTGGGAAACGCTTCTCTCAATGTGACCGGCGAGCTGGTCACATTGACAGGCGGATCAGCCCCTTACCCCTGGTCGTCTCAGCCTGGCGCAAGCGCGGCGGAAATAGTTATGAGTCCGAAAGAAGTTCCGGATTTTCTTTTTCAATTGTTCCTGGGGGCAGTTCCCACGACTGTTGAAAATGCGGCTGGAAGCGTGGACGAATTCGCAAACAAACAAGGGACAAGCGTCAATGACGCGACAACTGGTATTGCCAGTATTGGCGTTATCGCCGTTACCGGCGAAGCTAATCTGAAGTTCGGTAAATATACAGTTGTCGCGGTATCAGCGACGACAATTGATATATACGGACTGACTAATGTTGACTTTTTCAGGGGCGATGACCTGCAATATATAGATGACTCTCTAAAGTTGAACGATGCGCCTATCACGGTTCCAGGCACGGGCGGCACTGTTGATTTTTCCGACTTGGGAATTGTACTGACTGGCGGTTCTGGAGCTGTGGCGATGACGGTCGGCGACACTGCCGAATTTGAACTTAATCCGCCATCTCTCAAGAAAACTGAGGTGTTGGTCGGGCAAAACGGCGCATGTATTCAGGAATTCGGCGCGCTGATTTCTTCACAGAAGCAAACGGATGGCTCGATGTGGCTAATTGACTGCTTCAGGATAACCGCGCTTGGCTATCCGTTCGGCATGGCCGAAAAAGCCTTTAACGAAGGAGAGATCACGGCTAACCTGGTTTATGATTCTGATCAAGACGGCATTTTCAGAGCGCGACACATCATACCTGCAACCGGTTGCGGAAATTAAGTCATGAGCACAAGACCTACGCAAAATTCAATTTACAGTTCGCGGACGAATGAATTATTCAATACGGTACAGGCGTTCGGAAGTATCCCCGCGAGCTTTGCTCCATTGCTTGATTTGGGAACGGATCAGTTTTCAACTACGCTGATGCTTTATAATTCAACGGATGTTGAAATGACGGTCCGATTTGCCGAGACTGGTAGTGAGTTAAAAGTTCCTGCGGGGATTGGTCCGGTTTTATATCCTTTCCCGCATAACGGGGTACTGGAATACAAATACAGTTCTGCCGTTCCTGGTTCAGGTTATTTTTATATTGTAAGCTGGTAAAGACATGCCTGACCTATATTACGCGCTTCCTGCCGGGCTGACGAAGACTCTGAAGCCCGGAGGCGGTTTTTTTTCTGTGCAAACCGGCCCATTATTGCCAAAAGACATTGCAGGCTGCGTGTGCTGGCTGGACGGCTCCGACCCTTCGAAATTTATCTTGTCGGGAACAAATATCGACAGATGGACAAGCTCGGAAGGGTTCAACGATGAGTTTGCTCCTTACGCAATAAGCCGTCCGAATTACAACGCGCTTACCGGAGCGGTAGAGTATCCGGTGCAAGGGCCGCAACTTGCCTGCGTTGACTGGAACAGGTTGAACAACGTTGACGATTTTACAATAGTGCTATTGGCCAGAATGATTTCAACTGACCCGAATGGTTTTTTCAGAGTATTTGTCGGCATCGACTCTGGCGGATCTGACACCGTTGTCCCGGTCCTTTGCGGACAAAGGGCTTTGGGAGGCGGAGACAACAGAGCGAGAATTCAGTATTCCGGGACGGGCGGCGGAGCTGGAACGCCTAACGACATTTTGACGTTTGGGCTTCCCGGTTTTTCGGGATCGTTGCAGACGATTGTTTATAAACATCGCCGCAATGTTACGAATGGAGCTTCCGTGATTATTGACGGAGTTGAGACTCCCGCATTAGACACTACTATTGATCAGCCGCTTTTGAATACTCGAAATCTCGTGTTAGGCGGAGCGATTTTCGATGATCCGGGTGGGATGATCGGAGAACTCCGTCAAAACGCAATTTATTCCCGCATTTTGTCAAATCCTGAAATCGCGGCGATATCTGCTTTTTACGACACTAAACGATAACCTGTTTTGGATAGTAATCATGAATGACGTAGATGAAATAATAGCCGAACTGGAAGGCGGCAAACAGGTTGTCCAGAGGGAGAGAGGAGAAAATTTTCTCGTGTTCTGGCTGCACGCGGGAAGCATAGATTATTTAGAATCTTTGGGATTCAATGAAGTGTTGCCTGAACAATGTCTCGCGGATATTCCAGATTGCCTGGGGAGATTAATGCGGACTGTGACGGAAGAAAAAACTTTGATTGGCTGGTTAACTTCTAAATCATGCCCCTTGGCTCAGGCATGATTTAACTAAAATTTTATATATAGGGAACGTATAATGACTTCAGCGATGAACCTTCAGGAACTTCAGCCGAAAGAGGTGAAGTTCACTGTCTCGGAAATAGAACTCACCTTAAGACCCTTCACTATAGCCGATGACTTGGCGGCTGAAATGCTGCTTGGCGGCAAAGAGAAAGTCTCGGAAGCTTTCGTGAATTGGGACGTTGAAAAACTTTCCTTGCTGGCCTGGCATCAACTGACGCTGGAAAGCCAAAAATCGGTTGTGGCGGCTGATATCGAAGCTGAAAAGATTGACCCTGATACTGGCGAAACAATCAAAGTCGATCTTACTCCGCTGCAAAAATTTCGTTCCCTTTTTTGGTCCGTGAAAGACAAGGCGCAATTAGTTAGAGTCCTTTGCAATTGTCGCGCGCTCAATATTCCTGAGCTTGACGACGTGGAGGGCCTGGGAAAGTGGCTAGAGGCGATCTTGCTGGTGATAAAAAAGCATCAAGAATTGACTGGTCAATAATCTTCGACCTGATAGCGTCCGAGTACGGGTATACTTGGGAGCAATTCACAGGCATGACCTACAAAATTTTGGATGCCTGCCTTGAAGCGATACACAGGCGAACGCACAACAAAACAGCCGTGCTTGCTCAAATGCACGGTATAAAAATGGAGCTGTACGAAAAACGGCAAAAGATAGCTCCGCCCTCAGAAAAAACTCTCAAGGCTGTAGATAAGCACATTTCAGACATACTCAAAGAGAAGCAGAAACAAGCGAAAAATAAGGCGTAGATGGCTAAAGATAATGAGCTGATAATCAGAATTAACGGCAATATTCAGGGCTACAAGGACGCTCTGTCTAAAGCCGGAAAAGAGACTGCAGCTCTACAGGATACCTTTAACACGATAGCCAAAACGGGGGCGATAGCCTTTGCCGGATTCACGGGGACAATCGCGCTCGCTACAGCTCAATTTGCCGAGTTTGACAACGGGCTAAGAGGAGTCAAAACTCTGCTTGATGAAACCAGCTTCGCAACTGGCACTCTTGACGAGAACTTCCAAAAGCTTTCTGGTGACGCGCTTGGAGCATTGACTGAGTTTCCCGTTACACTGCAGGCCGTCAACAAATCCCTTTTCGATATCGTTTCAGCCGGGGTCAACGCCGAAAAAGCGATTGGAGTTCTGGGAAGCACGTCGCGCTTGGCCGTCGCCGGTATAACTTCGGCGGCGGTGGCGACAGACGGCGTAACGTCCGCCTTGAACGCTTACGGACTTGAAGCTGAACAAGCGGAACTTGTCGCGGCCAAGTTTTTCACTGCTCAGAAGTTTGGAAAGACGACGATTGCGGAACTTTCAAGTTTTTTCGGGGAGGCTGCCAGTTCAGCCCAGTCTTACGGCGTTTCGCTTGAAGAACTGCTCGCGGCGGTGTCGGCGGCGACAACGGGAGGAATCAAGACCGCTCAGGCATACACATCTGTAACTGCAGTATTAAGCAATGTAGCTAAGCCAACGAGGGAGGCGGCTGAAGAGGCTGAAAGGCTCGGTATTGAATTCAATTCAACTTCCCTTAGAGCGAAAGGACTTGAAGGTTTTTTGAATGAGCTTACAAGCGCGCAGGACTTCAATAAACAGTCAGTTGAAAGATTATTCGGATCAGTTGAGGCTCAAAAGCTTATTTTTTCCTTAACGGGCGAGCAGGCCGGAAAATTCAAAGAAACTTTAGATGCCCTTTCCGATTCTCAACAGCTTCTGACGACCTTCACTAACGCTTACGAGGAGCAAAGTCAGAGCCTCAAGAATCAGCTCGTAATTTTAGGGAATAACTTTCAAGCGCTCAATATTCTGGTAGGCGCGAACCTTGCGCCAAACGTTACTGTGCTGACGACCGCGACAACTAAATTTCTAAAGCTTCTTCAGCAGAATCCCGCTCTGGCCGAATTTATTTCCAAACTGGTTTTGGCCGGAACGGTGACGGCGGCTTTAACGGCTGCCGTCGGTCTCTCGGGAATCGCTATTTTGAAGTTTCGGGCGGCTCTGATTGCTTCTTCAGCCGCTACGAAAGGTTTGACGCTTGCTACAAAAAGCTTGCTTGGCTCTACCGGTCTTGGTCTGTTTATCGCGTTCCTGCCCGAAATAGTCCAGCTTCTGGATAATAGCCTGATTCCGGCGCTTGGCCTTACTGCCGTAGGGTTCTACAAGACACTAAAGGCGGTACAGGCCGCGACGACAGCAGTAAATGGGATGCGTGTCGCCATTAAAGGGTTGCTGATTCAAACCGGGCTAGGGCTTTTAATTGCTTTTTTGCCAGAGATCATTCAACTAATCGAGAAGTTTTTTGGCGACACGAACGAGGCGACGGCTAAAGGCACGGCGGAACAAAAACGGCTTCTTCTTCAGCAAGAGAAAGACCAAAAAGCGATCTACACGGCCAGGCTGCGAGGCGCGACGGAGCAGGAGCTTGAATTTCTGAGAAGAAAGCAGGAGCTGAGAGCGAAAGAAAACGCTTTAGAAAAGATCGCAGACGAGGATATAAAGCGGACTAAGCTTATTAATCTTAGATTGCTTCAGGAACAGCTTTTAAAAGAAGAAAGTGCGTATCAGGAAGAACGTCAAAAAGAACGACAGGCGGCTGCGCAAAAAGAGTCTGAGACTGAGAAGAAGGTCGTTGACTCAAAACTTGAGGCTCTCAGGAATGAAAACGAGAGAATTCAAGCTTTCTTGTCCGAGCAAAGCAGCGAAGAAATTGCTTTTCTGAAGCGGCGTCAAGGCCTAAAAACGAAGCAGAGAGAGGCCGAAGCGGAGCAGGACGAGCGACGAAGGGCGGCGGCTCTGGAAAATGTCAAACTTCTAAATGAACAGCTCATCAAAGAAGAACAGGATTTTTTCACTGAACAGGAAAAGATCAAAGCCGAAAAATCAGCAAAAGACGAAGAGGAGAGGCAAAAGGAAGAAGGCGAACGACAGAAAAGAATTCAAGGCCTGAAAGATGAAAGCGAAGCTCTAAGGGCTTCCTTTGACGACCAGAAAAAGCAAGAAGCCGCTTTTCTTCAGCAGCGTCAGGATATCAGAGAACAGGCGCGAGCAATTGAAAGCATCAAAGATGCTGAAGAGCGCGAAGCTGCTATTGAAAATTTAAGGCTTAAGCAAACTGCGCTGGCGATCGCCGAAGCTGAATACTTCGCTCAACGCTCGGAGCTTAGACGCGAAGAAGAAGAGCGAGAGATCGCTATAGCAGACGAGCTGGCCGCACTGGATGCCGAAAAGCGTAAAGCTCTACGAGATCAGGAATTACAGGAATTGCGGGACTCTTTCGAGAGTAAAGAGAAAATTCGTTCTCAGGCGGTCAAAAAAGAAATTCTGGCTATCAGAAAAGAGAATCAGCTCAGAGCTAAAGATGAAGAGAAATTCGGCAAGACGATTGCCGCGATAAAGGCTTTTTTTCGAAAAGAGGAATTCCAGAACGCTCAACAGGCTTTGTTTGCTCTGACGCAGCTTCAACGCTCTGAAAATGCGGTACAACAAGCTATCGGCAAGGCGGCGGCCCTGGTGCAAATCACAATCGACACGCAGCGCGGCGCTACGGCGGCTTACTCGGCTTTGGCCGGAATACCGGTCGTTGGGCCGGCGCTCGGTGCGGCGGCGGCTACAGCCGTAATCGCTTACGGAGCTGAAAGAGCTATTCAGGTGCAGAAAGCGCAGCAAGGCGGAATTGTCGCGGGAACTGGTTTCGGTGATCGAATTCCATTTCTGCTTGAACCGGGCGAGCTGATAACCCCACGCCAAAACTTCGAGGAGGTCGTCAACGCCGTGGCTGATCAGCGAGCGGTGCGGCGCGAGACTGAAGAGGTCGAAGAAGAAGCGGAAGCAAGGCGCGTTGAGGTGATAATCGGTTTTCAGGACAACGCGGCTGACTTCCTGACGGTGCGGCAAAATGAGGATAGATTTTCGGGAACTTCTCAAAGGATAGGATAATGGGAGTTACGGGCGGTATTAAATTTTTCGATATCAATTTGGCGGACAGTCAACGCTTTGAGACGGAGGCCGGAGCGACAAGCGGTGCTGACTCCGCGCCTTTCGTGCTGGATAGAAACTATTATACTGTTTGGCGGTCTGTCGGCTCTGACGATCTTACGACCGAAACGCTGACTATCACAATTCCGATAGGCCAGAACAGGAACTTTAACCGGATTTTCCTTCTGAATCATAACTGGAAAGAGTATAATGTTCAATATTTCGACACTATCGGTTACGTAGATTTCACGAATGTCATAAGCGTCAACGGCGATACAAAGAGCGCGATCAGCGAGACTGACTATGCTCGAAATTCGTCTTATTATGAGTTCGATACGGTCAATACAAGTACGATTTTCCCGGGAGTAGGCTTTCTCTTGAGAATTCAGGTCACCAAAACGCAGACGGCAAATCAGGAAAAATTTCTTAATTCCGTCGTCATGGCTGACGAACTTGGAACGCTCTTAGGCTTCCCGATAATATCCCAGGTGACGAAAGACAAAAACAACCGGGAAAATAAGTTGCTCAACGGCCGCGTGGATGTGGAAAAATCCCTGGAAGTCTTCAATCCTATTCAGATAGACTTCAAGAACTATCCGCCAGGCCTTAATGAAGACTTGGATTTGATTTACAGCCTGTTTGACCGTGATGTTCCTTTCTATGTCTCGCTTTGCGGCGGACGCGCCGGCGATCCGTATTTCAAATATGCGCTCCGGGGTTTTCGGCTTGAAGATTTGCCGCTTGTCCAGGTGACGAACAAGTACAAGGATAAATATAGAAAGAATCTATATAACTCCATGGTGGATTTAAAAATGATTTTGAAAGAGGCTGGATAATATGTTGCTGCCGCCTTTACCGCCTAAGCATCCACGACAAACGCGGGCAGAATATCAAAAAATGATAGAGCAACGGTTGTCCAAAGCCTTGTTTATGGGAGTTATCGAGATTGTTGTAATAATTGCCGGTATAGCGGCTTTTGTTCTGCCTATAGTATTATGAGAGTCGAACAGGTCTTTATAACTCCGCTCGTCTCCGAGGGCGTGTACGGGGACGAAATCGAAGTCTCAGACTACGTCAAACTCGACGGTCTGAGTAAAGTCAAAAATTCGATTGACTCAACTGACTACTCAATCGGAATTTTTCGTTTCGACGACGTAACCCTGAAATGCCAGAACGGACAAGGAACTTTCAACGAGAACGACTCACGCTCTATTTTTACTTATGTGCGCGATCGTGCTAAGGTAAAGATACAAGCTTTGAAGATTGACTCGGAGACTTTCGTAAGCGAAGAAAAAATACAGTTTGAAGGGCTAATCAACGACGAAATGACCAGGCTGAACATCACGAATGACGAAATAACGCTGAAGGTCTACTCGAAAGATTCAGTTTTCAGAACAACCAGGGTTCCGGCTGGAATAATCCCGGCTGGCAGCACGGCGAAAACGGCTTTAATCAGCATTTTGTCTCAACCGGCTATTGGCGTAGTTCTGAACCTTGACCCGGCTGATATTAACCCGGAACTGGACTTTATTATTGACACTCCGGAAGCACTCGACAACTTGGAAGTCAAGGAAGCTTTAGACTTGATTTTAATAGCTTCCAGTTCAGTCCTGATTTTGGAGGATGACGACATAATTGTCAGGAGCCGGAACAGAGACACGGGAACGCCTCTTGAACTTCGGGGACGCGGAGAAATCAGCAACAACGCGAACTTAATCAGCTTGAAAAACTACAACAACGGCAAGCAAAGACAGTTCAACTCAATCTACCTGAACGACGGAGCGGCTGTCATCGAGGATACAAATTCTATCCTTGAGTCTGGAGTCAGGCAAATCAAATTCGACTTCCCTATGATCGCCGACTCTGGAACGCTTCAGGATGTCGGGCAATCCATCGCTGATGAATTCAGATACCCCAAGATCGAGGTCATGGCGGAAGTGCCGGCTGTCGTAGCTGAAGATGTAAAATTGCTTGATCTGGTAAGCGTTGACGCTCCTTTTCTGAAAAAACCGGCTGAAGGCGATTTTCTACCGGTCTACGGTGTAGCGACTTACGGAGACGCGGTCACGCCTTACCCCCTGACTTTTGGAAGTATTGAAATAACGAGCAACATCAAATTTAAAGTCATCTCGATAGAGAAAGACCTGAAGAACTTCAGAACGGCTTTGAAGCTTCGACAATTTGGAAAAAACTTAAACGACGGCGTTTTTACGTAGCAAAATGGGACTAGATACTTTAATTGATCGCAGCAACGGTCAAATCATAGATGCCGATCACATCAACCGGCTGAATCGAGTCTTAAAGGGCGATTTTGTAGGGCGGGACGGATCAGGCGCGCCAACTCCAGGACAAAATTTAGGAACTCCTTCTATTCCCTGGGGGACTGGAAGATTCAATAATCTCGTGATAGACGGCTTGCCGGTTGACCCTTCCGAGATTGCCGGGCAACCAAATCAGGTCATATCAGGCGCGGTTCGTTCAACTTCCGAGTTTCCAGCTTATCTTGACAGAAATGCATCGGGGCGCACCTTTACGATTTTAGGGGCCGCTACGTCTTTAATTTATGACGTAAACGGCGTTACAGCCGAGATTGACACTGATATAATATCATCTGTTCTACCAGCTCCCGCAGCTACAAATAATACCTGTCAGGTCAATGACGCTTCCTTGACAGGTCAGGACGACACGCGATTTTTGGGAGAAAACGGCACGTTCATAACGGTCGACAATATGCAAAGCGAACTCACAAGTAAAATTGGTGAGTTCGTTATTTTGTTCAATCAATCTACATTGGAGTGGTTTTATTGTCGTATCGCTTCGAATACTCGTCTTGATTATTGCCGTCGCGGATTCATGTTTGTTGACCCTGATAGTCCTAATCCTGCTCAAGTACTTAATAATAATGATGTTCTTGAATTATTCAATTTAGGTTATATCTTTGCTGAAGATGACGGGAGTACTATCGATGTTACTTTTACAGCTCCGGTTATAGGGGGAGATGAGCCTGTAAGTCCTGCGACAGGCGATTATTGGTATGATTTCGATTTGAACGTTTGGAAACGTTACAACGGGTCAATATTTGAACAGATAAATAGAGCTTTTATTGGCTATGTGGGAGTTGAAGCAACAAGCACTCTGGTAAGGCCTGAATATTTCGGAAAAGGCTACAGGGATACAAATTCACTGACGGTGAGGCTGGAAGATATCGACACGGTCATTGCGGAAAAGCCTGACTTTGATGTTCACACGAACGGCCAAGACAGGCGATTTGATTTTGGATTTTTCCGGTGGTCCGCTGGCACTGATTTTGAAACTGGTTTTACCAGAACGCCGGACCGTAACTATTGGCTTTATCTCAC